ACTCCAATGTTTTCTAGGTCTTGCATTTCCATGCCAGCAATCAAATTTTTATTTTTGGTATCATATACCATCGGACAAATATTCGTTAGACTTTCTGGAGCAATAACAACACCAGCAGCATGTTTTGACTGATTTGTCTTTGTTCCCTCTAATCTAATAGCCTGTTCAAACCTCTTTGCCAAGGGGCCTTTCAGGCTACCATCATCGTCTATGCTGCACCATTCTTTAAGGTCTTTGCTTTTATTTTCCAAAGTCCATTTAATAATTGATGCCTCTCCATATTCTTTTTTCATTTCTTGCAACTCATCAGAAATTTTACTTTCGTCAGGAATATTTTTTGTGATCCTATTCATTTCTTCAAAAGATATGTTTCCGTATGCTCTCAGAACATCTTTGAGAGAACCTCTACCTTTCATTGTGTTAAAGGTTAACATTTGTGAAACTTTGTGTTCTCCATATGTTTTCTTGATATATTCAATAATTTTTTCTCTTTTGTCAATAGGAACATCAAGGTCAATATCTGGCATGGACACCCTATCTTTTGTATTTCGTCCAGCGTTATAGAACCTATCAAAGAGCAAATCGTATTTCATTGGGTCAATAGAAGTAATTCCAAGAAGATACGAAACCAGACACCCTGCCGCACTTCCTCTTCCTGGTCCTGGTAACCAATTTGAATTTCTAATATGCTTAACTATATCTTGAACAATTAAAAAATAGCTTGACAAATTGGCGTTGTGGAGAACATCGAACTCATATTTTAGTCTTTTAACATACTGGTCTTGTTGTTCTTTTTCTAGAGTATTTAACTGATGTTTTTTCCAGCCTTCTCGACACAATTGTCTAAGATAGTCAGAATCTGAATTGTATTCTTTTGGGTAGTCAAATGGAGGAAGAATAGGTTGACTTAGTATGTCATAATCTTCGCACAAACTATCTACAAAAATGGTATTTTCTATTTCTTCTTCTGTATGTAATTCATTCATTTCTTCTGAAGATGGAATGTAATACTTATCGCTATTAAAGAAGCAAGAAAGACCAACTTCTATATTGTTTTGTAGCTTATGGTTTATGTCTGATAGTGTTGTTCTCATATTGTTGCACAAAAGTATTCTTTGGTCAACTGCATCTGCTTGTTTTGCATAATGGGCATCTGGCGTACAAATAACTTTAGTGTTGTTTTGCTCTCCTATTGACCTAATACATTCTGTTAATTTTACTTGTATGGGGTTAGAGATTTTATCTATTAGTTGTGCTTCTAAGAATACGTTATCTTGGCCAAATATGCTTTTTAGATGAGAAACGTGATTTGTTGCTTGCTTATTCCAACTATCGTCTATATCGTCATTAGTTAGAATTCTGTTGGCTAAAGTAGAACCTAAATGTCCTGTAATAGCAATAATATTTCCATCTAGAAATTCAGATAAAGTATCTAAATCTAATCTTGGTTTATGGTAGAAATGATCTGGATGATTGGATTCAGAAACAATTTTAATTAATGTTTTCCATCCCTTTAGATTCTTAGCTAATACCACAAGGTGTTCTAGTCTGGAATTTTCTTTAGTTTTTAATTTACATGAATCTTTAGAGACATATAGTTCACATCCTAAGATTGGCTTGATGTTCTTGCTTTTTAATTCACTATAGAATTGCACTGCTCCAGATATAGATCCATGATCTGTAATAGCGCAAGATGTTGCTTCGATATCCAAACATCGTTTAACTATATCTTTTGGCTTACTGAGGCCGTCCAATAATGAATAGTGCGTATGCACATGCAAAGGGGTATATTTTTTCATTCTGTGCTTCCTGGGGCTTTGTAGTGTCCTACATTATAGCCGGGAACAGTGTACTCGTCAACCGTGTTTTGGTAGCCTTTTACAGAAATGTCGTGGGCTACTTGTTCGCATTTTGTCATGTAGGTATTTACAGAACAAACTTGATTGTCTCTATATTCTATGATTGGGGCAATGTTTGTGTCTTCAAAAGTTGTTTTTCCATAATGACATAATTTTGTGCATTTCCAAGTTTTTTTCAGTCTAGGTTTGATTGTACTTTTAATTTTATTGAATTTTTCTTTGATTAGTTGCTCTGTTGCAAACAAATCTTTTCTATCAAAAGTCATACTAAATGGACCACCATCATTGATAAAGAAGATTGTCACTATACAATGTTTGATTTTAGGATATAATTTTTGTGCAGCATAGAAGTAGATCATTAATTGTGGGTCTTTTTCTAGTTTTTCTTGTGTTTTTTCTTCACCAGTAGCCCAATTTAATCTTTTCCCTGTTTTCCAGTCAATAATTTCAAGTGTATCTTCATTAGGTTTGGTTATTAGGTCTATAGTTCCCTTTATGGCAAGGTTTCCTTTTATGTCTCCATAATTATATTTTGCCCAATCTTTATTGATTGTAATATCAAACTGTTGTTCTGGATATAAAATATTTCTGTTTCTTGGATCAAACATTCCGTTGTTATAATTTATTGCTTTGTATGTCCAATCATAGCAATCTCTATAGTCTGTTTTTGTCCACTTATGATGAACAAAATGACCAGCATAATAGTCATAAACCTGCTTAATAATTATGTCTAGATCATAATCGTCTACGTCTACGTTACCAACTATCTCATCTTCAAAACTTTGGTTGCTTTGTTGTTGGTGATATTTGATAAATGCTAATATTTCTAATGCTTTGTGTACTATTGTTCCTTTGTCAGCTTTTTTATTTGAAGGAGATCTATATCCTAAAACATAGTCAAAAAAATATTGTTGCTCGCACATATTGTGTGTGTTATATGACGAGCTACGAAAGTATGTGATTATCATAGTTTTTTGTTCTGTAAGAGATAATAAATAACTTGATGCCATTGTTCTCCAATAGTCATATTATGATTATCCAAAACTAGATCAAAAATCGAATGATCGTAATTCTCGGGGTCTAATGCTGTTTCGCTAGCATGATTAGAGTTATAGACATTTCTATTCAGTTTTATAACTACCCCTCCAGCTTGTTTAACTGCTTCGACTTCGTTCGGGAAACGGCAGTCACCGATTAATGCTACAGGAGGTTTGTCTTGTTGGATTTTACGAATAGTAGCATCTGCCCATACATTGTGTTGGATACTTCTGAAAAAATCAGTACCAACCACTTGTAGAACTTCTCTGGCTGTCATTTGTTTATTGTTTCTGTAACAGTTAACTAATTCATTTTTTTGTTCATCTGTTCCATAACATTGTTCAAATGTCAAACCGAGAATATCAATACAAAGACTTTTCAGAGAATCTGCAAAATTGTATATGGTAGCAAGATCTTCTAGTTGCTCTAATTCATATAAAAAATTAACTATCTGATTACACAGGGTTGTTTTGCCGGATTGCTTCCTTCCTGCGAACGCAATAATTTTCATACTCTTTCCTTTATAAAATCTTTTATTTCTGTTTTGATTTGATTCTCTGTCATCTCCGCTATATCACCTGCCGAAATTGTAGGGATATATACAGTATATGTATTTTCACATTTTTGTTTAATTTCCTCTGCTGCTCTCTTTCCAGCCTCATCATTATCCATCATCAAGAATAATGTCATAGCACCGGAAGAATCAAGAATAAGCTTTTGCCTGTCACTTAAATTACAACCAAATATAGCAACACTATTATGTACCCCATTTTCTTCGAGTTTCCAGACATTGCCAGGACTTTCCACAACGATTGCGTAATTATCCTTGTATATGTGTTCTTTAGCATTCCAAAAATTATACAGATAGTGCTGTGACTTGAATCCGAAACTATGCTTCCATTTAGAAAATTGCCAAGAGATTTCTTTAGATGGACATTTTTCTTCTGGATCATGATAAGATTGACAATATTCGCATTTATCAAATATGCTTCTTCCCGTACAACCAACCAGATAGTCCCCTGAATCATCATAAATAGGAACGACAACACGATTATACATAGGCTTCGCTTTATTTTCACATAAACCTACATCATACTTAGATAAAATTTCTTTAGAAAAACCTCTTTCTAGATAATAATCAGAAGGTATGCTGATGTTTTTTATTGCTGATTCTCGTGATATTTTCTTTTCTTCTAATGGCTTCTCTATAATCTTATCAATTATTCTTGCGAAGTTGTTTTTTTCTTGTGAAATCCTATTGAAAATATTTTTGTTCGTATTGTCTAAATCCAAGAAAGACTTACAGAACTCAACAACCTCACCAAATGAACACGTTTTGTCGCCTTCTTGTGTCCATCCATACTTTTGTGCAGAAATTGTGCCTCTAATGAATCCTAAAATAGAGCTTTTAAAATGCTTTTCGCATTGATGTGTTCTGCATTTCCAATTTCCTCTGTATGTATCTCCTTCATAATACAGATTTAATGCTGATTCGTTATCTCCATTATGAATGGGGCATGTCATACTAATCATCTTGCTATTATCTCTGTAATCGTCTAAACCAAGAGTAGATAAAACAGATTCTATATTATCACATAGCAAGTCGCAAATATTCTTTAGTTCTTGCTGATTATACGAACGGAATTTCTTCTTTATCATTGTCAACCACAAACCCTTCTGTTTCATTAGTATTATTGTTCATAATTTCCAATCTTGTTTTGCCTTCTGTAATTTTGGCACACCAGCCCTTCATATTACAGTTAATGTAATCATTATCATCCAAGCCCCCACCATGTCTACTAATAACAGGGATCAGCTTTCTGTTGCCAGCAGCGGGTCCATCTTCTGATATTTCTTCATCGCTCTTTCTTTTGAAGATTGTAAAATTGCTACATAGCCAGATGATTCTATCAGAACCACTAGCGGTATCTGTGCTTTCTTTGGTTATTCCGTCTCTATTTAACTGTATAAAAGCAACAATTGGCAACTTATACTTACTGGCAAAATTATGTAGACTAGTCATCATAAAGCCTAGCAACTGATATTCTTTCATATCGGAAGAAAGGCCTTGAGTATCCATTAATTTCAGATAGTCATAAAAGATTACGCAGTCCTTAGCGGTTCCATCATCGTTAAGTCCAACCTCTTTAACCAGCCATCTTTTCATAATTGATAGTTGTTCATCAAAAGATTTACCAGCAATAGATTTGTGAAAAAATTTCATTTCTTTTATTTCTTGCACTGCTTTTTTAATTTTTTGAATAGCAGATTGTGACTCTCCAAACTTACCTGTCTCGATTTTGTTCATTTCAATCTCTGTCATCATAGCAAGAAGTCTGTTTATATGGTCTTGCTTAGTCATTTCTGTGTCCATATTTAAGACCGGAATGCCAGACCTTGCTATGTTTAAACCGATGTTGTCTGAAAGCAGGGTTTTACCAGTTTTGGGTCGTGCTGCAATCACATTGATGGTGCTTTTTCTCAAGCCACCACCAATTGCCTGATCGTAAACAGGAAATCCGGTTGGGATACCAACTTGATCAATAGGGTTTTCTTCTAGATCACGAATATATTCTTCTAATCCATCATGAATTTCTTCTGGAGCAGCATCGTCGTTGCTAATCAAATTAGTAAAATCAAATATAGGATCTTCTGCTAAAGATATAATATGTGAAATACTCTCAGAACCATTGATATTGTTAATGTTTTTCTGTGCATTACTAAGCTGATCCTTGAGCATTCTGGCTATTTTGAGTTTGCATATTTTTGCTGCAAACTTCTTAACATTTTCTAGGTGTATGGGGAAGTTTAATACTGCCTGTAGATGATGTAGCTCTTCTTTCTTGTTGAAGAAATCTTCATACCCTAATTCTTTAGCTTTGGAAAGTATGGAAGCTATGTCTATAGCCGAGATGTTCTCTTCGCATAATGTTCTTAGACAATGATATATAAGCTTATTACTGTCAATAGTAAAACATTCAGTGTCTATGATATCAGATATTTCCAAATACGCACCCTCTGCATATTTACATATGCCAGATAGTACCGCTCTTTCTGCCGCTGTGTCTTTAAGAGACATTTTAACCTCTAGAAATAGAACAATTATTACATTTATATCGCGAAGCTTCTGTTACCAAAACAGGATTAACGCTTTCTCTTTTGCCGCATGACCTGCATTCTACATCTATAGTAGAATACTGTCTGGTTCTTGGACAGGGTGGCTGTTGATTTAGTAGTTTGTCAATCTCAACATCCTTTTTGTGCATATGTCTTACGTCCATAGTTTCAAACTTATTTGTGCTTTGCTTTTTTGCTGTTGAAGTTCTTTTTCTTCTTGTTTTGGGTTTTTCTTGTTCTGTTTTTTGCGGTTCTGTGTCATCTTCTATGAGCGAACCAAGCAAACCGATAATTTGCTGTATAACTTCGTTTTTATTGCTCATGTTTTAACTTACTCCTTTGAATATTCAAAAGTATATCTGAAAGATTTTTTATGCTGTTTGCGATATATTGAAGTCTATCTGATCTCATCCTAGCATATTTTTTTATTTTATTTAATGCACTGGCGTTATCGTTATGTTTAATGGCTTGCATGGATTTTTCTATATATCCATAGCCTTTGTAATTATTTATTTCATCAGCGATAACCTCTTTGATGTTTTCTTCTGCCCAGTTTAGTCTTGCTAATTCCCTGTTTATGCTCCTTTGAACATGGAAACTAAACTGACCCAATCTATAGGCTATTTCTCCACAGTCTTGTGGTGTCATTTTTTCCAAGACTTTCCTATCCATTGAAAAATAATGCTCTAGTTCATCATTAGAGAATTGAGTACCTTGATAAACAGGAAGACCCATTCCTTTTTCATACTCATCTAAAACTTCATCCCATTCTTTAACTTTGTCTTTAGTATTCATTTATTCTCGATTTCCATTGTTCATTGTCTTCGTCAAAAGGCAATTCTATATATGTGATACTGTTTTGTTCACACCATTCTCTTTTGTCGTTATCTCTCTTTTTTGCTTTCAAAAAATTTAGTTTAGTAGTATGATAAAAGGGAATAAACTTATAATGTTGCTCTCCGTGTACTTCTACACATTTCTTTAACAGGGGGATGTAGAAATCTAGATATAGTGTTTCCTTAGCCCTCAACGGAATAGAAACCTCTTCTAAGATTTGTGATGTTGGAAACAGTTCATGCAACAGTTTTCTGGCACTAATATGATGCTTAGATTTATTCGTTGCTGTTGCTTTAGAAATGTATCCTTTGAGATTCCATTGTCTTATGTTGTTGTCTAAGTCCAAAATATCCATTAGATTCCTAGTGCTTCTTTTACTTGTAAAGATAGTTTGTCGTAAACTTCTGGATTGCTAAGAATAAAATCTCTTGCTTTTTCGGCCCCTTGAAACTTAGGAGAATCTTCAAGGTCTGAGAATGTATACCACGCCCCACCCTTGGATATAATCCCTATGTCTACTGCCATATTAAACAGTTCCATATATCTGTCAATCCCTTCGCCATATCTGATGTAGCTAGTTGTGGTTGCACCAGGAGGACCAAGAGCAGAACAAATAACCTGCCATTCAACTTCTTGACCAATTTGAGTATTTTCCTTCCCCAATAACCAAGGACTAAACTTTTTTGCTCGAAGTTTAATGTCTGTTTGATAAGC